ATTTCGGAGTTTTCCGAGTAGTACATCCTGCAGGTCCAATTTCCAGAGCATTTCAATCTTTCTGTCTTTTGCATAGAGTTTCATATAGTCCCATGTGGTATATGAGAAGTTTTCGAGCCAGTCTTCCGCATCTTCCAAGCAAGAATATGCACAACAGGTTCCTTTGATTGCTTCGTATGTTTCCGGATATACCTCTCCATATACGTTATCGTTCGAACCTGCGTTTTTTTGCCAAATTTGATCATTTTCCACTCTTACCCAGTTGCCCCAGCCTCCGGTATTCATCCATTGCCAGTTTCCATGGTTGTATTCGCAGTTATATCCGTCTTCGGTAATCCATAGCCTTCTTGTAGGGACCAAGCGAAAATCCTGGCAGCAATACACCTCATCCGTGTGATTTTCCGGGTTTTCCATAACAAGCCATCCCTCCAAACCGGTTAACAGGAATCCGTTATCTCCCCACTTTTGGCCAAGCCAGAACATTTTCTTCTTAACAATTGGCCGGACTTTGCGTCCCATCATGTAATAAGAGCCGTGGTATCCGCAATTCGGGCAGATTCCGGTCATTCTTACATCGCGATATCCGCCGGAATGGCATCCGATCGTTTGATAGGTTCTCGGAGCTTCCATGCCATAATAGGTCTTGTAAGAAAACCGCAAACAGTGAGTGCAGAAAATTTCATATTCGTTCTCGTTTCCCTTCTTCTCTCCGGTTCGGCGATAGTAGAGGGCGAAGCTTCCATCGAACTGATCCAGCGCCCAGTCCTCAATTCCTTCCGGGCGTGGAGGTACCTTGCAGACTGACCAGTCCCAGTTTTTCTTTTTCATTTTCATGGTCAGCCCTCCAGATAGTATTGTTTTAGAATCTTTCGGACGGTTGCTCTGCCGGGAATGCCCATCTCCACGCTGACGTTGCCCCCGTGAATGCCTGCTGCCTTTTTAATTTCACTTGGGACTTTCTCCTTGATCTTCCAGGACTCTTTCAGGACGGCTCCAATTGCTCCGGCCAAAGATTTACCTTTCCTTCTTACCGCAAGGGCAAATGCTTCATTTTCGCATTCTTTTACGACATCATCCGCCCAATCTGCCATGATTTCTTTTAAGTTCATTGCTTCCTTTTCAACTTTGATTTTTCCGGCTGCTGCCATTAAGGGCGAACACAGCTCCGATGCATCTCCATTGATAAAATCCTGTGCATCCTCTTTGTCGATTCCGTTCTCTTCCGCAATTTCAAAGATTGCCTGCTTGGATTCTTCGTTTCCTTCTTTTAACTGATTGGCTGCTGCCATATTGATTTCTGTGTAAGAGTCAAATTCTCCATATTTTTCATAAAGTGCCATAAAAAACCTCCTGTGTTTGTATTCCGCCGATGGAAAAACGGCATTTTCTCGAACAAATGTACGTTTTATTCATCGGGCGGAGACTTGATTGTGATGAGTAGGTAGTGTTGCACCGGTAACCCGGTGTAGGAATTGATGCCGTTCCATAAGGAGCCCGGAACGAGCATCCATCCCTTCGGTATCTTTGGTTCCGTCTGCCATCGTTTCCGAAGGATCTTCTCTTTCTTCACTTTCGGCATGATTAAGTTTCTTGAATGACTTACTTTGCATCCCGGGATGTCTTCTTTCGTTTCTTTTTTGGCCAAATAGTCAGCAAGAGACTCATACTCTCCATCCGCAAAGAGGGGAGTAAAGTTTTTCCGTCCTACCTTCCAGCATTCCAACACAGCGTCCTGTGTTGCGAAGGTGTCTGTATGAATATCTTCGAGGATCAGATGATGATGCACTGCTCCTCTGGATCCGATCTCCGTGACCGCAATCCATTTATATGTAAAACCCGCCTTCTCGAATATCCTCTTCATCTTCCGGTTGAACTTTGCCAGTTCCTTCTTTGCATCTGCTGCCGTTTCCGGCCTTTGGTCTTTTGGGTAGGTTAAAATGACGTGCCATCCCTTTTTGAAGTTCCCGAGAATCAGGAGGCGGATGTTTCTTGCTCTGTTTGACCGATTCTGTTTTGCAATCTCTTCCGGTGTCCGTTTTCTCTTCTCTTTTCTCGGAGAACCCGGAGCGCCGGATCTGAATCCATAGCTTTTGACGATGTAACGATATCCCGGACCTTCCATCTTGGTCCGTTGGTACAAAATTGCATCACCTTCTTTCCATCCCCGTTGTCGTAACTTTAATATCCTAAACGAGGTAAAAAATATGCGGAAAATCCTTGTTTTTACTTGCTTTCCGCCTTCAAAAGTGATACAATCTATGTGTCAGATAAATAGTTCACTTTTGAAGGTTAGCCGGATTTAATTTCCGGCTTTTCTTTTTGCTCTCATTTCAGCACCTCGCCCATTGTGGTTCCGAAATAATCTACTGCCGAAAGCGCCTGCGTCAAGGACCACGGTGTCTTTCCGGTCATCTTTGCAGAAAGATGCTGCTGTGAAATTCCGATATACTCCGCCACTTCTCTTTGGCGATATTTCTTTTTCTTTGTAACTTCGTCGGTCTCGCTTAATTTGCAGCGCAACCAGTTGTTAAACCTGCGTTCCGCAGAACCGACATGATCTAATGTTGTTCTCGTCCTTCTCATACGCTCCTCCTTACAAAATTGCGCCTACGATGCACCAGGCCATAATTGCGGCGGGTACCAACAGGATCCAAAGGTAATCGAGAATAGATTCCCCTTCGTATCTCTCTGTCACGCATTCTTTTAATAGTTCGTATCCGTTTTTCATAAATGCTTCTCCTTCTGGCTTCCGTCCGTTCCATCTTTAAGATCAGAACATCAATCTCCATAATTTCCTTCTGAATTTCCGAATAACGGCTGTTGCACCGGTGCAACTCAGCTGCTTCATTCTGCAGAGCCGTCTTCGTCATCTTCAAGCAATCCAATAGATTCATCTGTTCTCTTGCTATCTCCTTTCTCCGGCTCATCATTTTTGATTTGTCGAGAGCTCAAATTTGAGCCGTCGGCAACTGAACCGATAATAAGCATTGGCTTCCCTTCCAGCAGTTCCTCTGATACCTTCCCTTCTACCATTGCGTACATGGCATCTCTTGATACCTTGCATTTCACGCCGTTAAACAGCATCTCCGCCTTCGTTGCTTCCTTAACAAGCTTGTAAAACTGTGAATATGTAAGTGTCACTCTTTCCTCTTCTGTAAATACATCCATAAGTCCCATGATCTTCTCCTTTCTTTTGGCTCCTCATTTTTGAGGAGCAGACCGGTAAGAGTTTTATAAATACATATGTCAATATGTATTTATCTGCGATGTCCGTAGGATATCACAGATAAATACATATGTCAATATGTATTGATAAAGTTGACAAAATGTGTGAGATTTTTCGTTGCAACCGTTCTGATCTGATTACAGAAACACCTGCTGCCCCCAGTTCTTCTCCCCCTACTCTAACCGAAGAAGAAATGGCTGTGGCACTCGGGTACCGGAAAGCCGATGAGAATATTAAGAACGGAATCGCTGGATTACTTGGAATCAAAAGAAAAGAATCTTCCGACTCTGTAAATAAAGTCGGATAATTTTGGCATAGTTTTACAATTACATAATGTTCTTACCCGGAGAGCTGAAGGGGCGATGTTGCGGATCCGCCGAGATTTAGAGGAGGTGACGCCATGGTTACAGTTAGTGATCTTTTTACTTTCGTGATTATGTTGTGTGCGGTAATAACTCTTGTTGTTCTGCTTTATAAGCACAAAAAATAGCGCCCTTGCCCGGTAGAAGCAGACGCTATTTTTTTAATACGTTATAATTTGCCGGCGGATAGCTCACATCTATCTTTCGGCTCTCTTGTTAAGAACATTATATAACACGTTTCCAAATTATGTCAAACAGAAAGGAGATTTTATGAACATCGAACGCCTTCCCTCTGGCTCTTACCGCGTCAGGCAGACAATCGACGGAAAACGGTATTATGTAACCTTCGACCATAAGCCAACCAATTCTGAAGTTACCAAAGCCTTGGCCGATAAAATCAACTCCAAGACTATAAGCAATAATTCCACCGTTCAACGTGCCTGCGAGGCTTATATCGAGTCGAAATCAAATGTACTGTCACCTGCTACCATAAGAGGCTATTATACGATTATTCGTCAAATTTCGCCTTCATTTGCATCGAAAACGCTTCAGGTAATGTCATTACCGGCTCTGCAGACAGAAGTCAACCGTTACTCGTCAACCCACTCTGCGAAAAGTACAAAGAATTACGCCGGATTCCTTCAAAGTGTATTCCGGTTTTACGGTTTGGAGTTTCCGCAGGTCACATTACCGCAAAAGGAGAAGAATATGGATTATATACCCTCTACCGAAGACATGAGAAAGATTTTTGAATATTTTAAGGGCAGCAGATTCGAAATTGCAATCTCTCTTGCAGCTCTCGGTCTACGCCGAAGTGAAATCTGCGCTCTTACCATTGACGATCTGAACGGTCGTATGCTGACCATTAACAAAGCAAAGGTCCAGAATGAAAAGAAACAATGGGTAATCAAGACTACAAAGACATCGGATTCCACCCGTACCATTTCCATACCGCCCGATTTAGCCGATTTAATCCGTGAGACCGGATATATTTACCAGGGCGATCCGGAAATCATTTATTGTGCCCTTATGCGCGCCCAGAAAGACCTTGGTTTGCCACACTTCTCACTGCACAAATTAAGACATTTCTTTGCTTCTTATATGCACGATTTAGGATATTCCGATAAGCAGATTCAGGAATTTGGCGGATGGAAGACAGATTTGATCATGAAAACCGTATATCAGCATGCAATGGACATGGAAGAAACCAAAAATAAGATGGCTGACAATATTGGCGATCTCTTTAACAAACAATAGCTTTCTTTTTTGTGGCAATTTCGTGGCAAATTTTTATACAAATGTGGCAAATTTTTACATAAATTAAAATGTAAAAATAGCAAAATAAGAACCCCGAAAACCTTGATTTCTTAATGAAAACCTTGATTTTCGGGGTTTCTTCTTGTCGAGCGATAGACGGGGCTCGAACAAGCCTATTTTTGTTTGACAATCCCTTGTTTTCAGTGCATTTTATAAAATCGTGGCAACCGCGTGGCAAACGATTTTACCCGCAAAAACCCGTGGTCTCTTATTTCACGCGGATTTTTTGTCCAATATAAATCTTGTTCTGGTTCTTAATATCCGGATTCAACTTCAGAATAGCAAGCACTGTTGTTCCGCATCTCCTTGCTATTGCAGTTAAGTTGTCACCTGCCACTACCGTATAAATGATTTTTGTTTCCTTTGGCGTGGTAGTGTTGGCTGCTGCCAATTCATTCACTTTCTTTTGAATGGCTGTAATCTCCGTCGCTGTATACCCTTCTTCCTGGAGCTTCTTCTTGCGTTCCGGATTGTTTCCATACTTTCCCCGGTAAACCAAAAGTGCCACCTCGTCGATGTTTTTTTTCGGTTGCACCGGTGCAACTTCTTCCGAATAAGATATCCATGGAAGTTTCCCATGTTTCTTCCAGGTTCTGATTCTTCCTTCAACAGGCTTTCCGTTTATTCCAGATAGTTGTGCACCGTTTTTCCATTTTGGTGTTGATTCCGCCACCATGTTATTTCCTATGTACACCCCACAGTGTCCCTGCAGCCAAACAAACTCACCTACCTGAATATCGGAAAAATCCGTACTAATCTCATTACACAGCTCCAGCATACCGCCTTCTGTAACATCCGGAACTCCGTTTGATTTATATTTTGCACCACCATAAGAGGAACCTGTATTTCCGTTCCATCCCCAAAGAACCGTCTTTACCATTCCTACACAATCTACGGCAAAAGTATTTTTATCACATGCCTTAATTATAGCGGATCTATTTTTGTTATACTCATATTGGTTGATTAGTCTTGTCTGGTTTGCCGGATATAGCGGCTGTCCGATTCCCCCCTTACAGTACAAAGACTTTGAATTAATAATCTGCATAAGTCTCTCTATAAACTGCTTATTTGTCATTATCACTGCCATAGTCACCTGCCTCCGTCCTATTCGTTTTCGCACGATATTTGTAATTTGAGATTCCCAAGAAAATGCCATAAGCTGCCACAAGCCCATCCAGCGTCACTGTGATAGCACCTTCATAAGGAATCTCCCATGCCAAACATAAGGAACTCCAAAATGCCAAAACAGCAGGGCAAACATAATAAAAAATGGCCTTTAATTTGTCATAAACTTTGTCGTTTTCAAAAATCATTGCAGTTCCTCCTTTACATCCAACTTAAAAAGACGCTCCCGGCGATTATCCATTATGCCGTTCGCGCCCAAACGATGATACGCTTGATATTGATTTTCCCAGTCTTCCAATTCGCTTTCCAAGATGAATCCTCGCTGTAAATATGTGTAATAGTCTTTTAGAAGCTGCGCTCGCATCTGCGCCTGCTGCGCATTCATCAGAATCTTGATCTGCCCGGAATACTTTCCAACCTTTTTTGTTAATGTACAAACCACTGCAAAAATAGTCGGAACTCCCAACACTGCTAAGAAGTTTAAGACAAGCATTATTTTTTCCATGTCACATCTCCGTTAAGGTATACGTTACCTTCATTGTCTGTGCCGCTGTTTTTTGTACGGGTGTTTCAAGATTATTGATCGTTGCTAAATACAAAGGGTTATTAGCCAACCAAAAGCTGTTTCCATTACCTGTTCCATTCACAAAATTTCTCTCCAACACATCAAAAGCAGCATTGTATACATAATTACCATCATCCGGATCACAATTTATTCTTTTCAATGTATCATTTATAGGATCATATATAAAAGCACCATTTGTTGTATTCTTGTCCATAAACAATTCTAATCCGGGAACAATATTCTGACCATAACTACCTTGTCCGGGAACTCTATATGACCCACCAAACCTAACATTGTCAAAAACTCTTAATACTTGTCCGGTGGTCAAATCAGCTTTATATAGTGTATACGGAGATGCATCTTTTGATAAAATTATACATTTATCAGGAGTAATAGACCACGCACATCTACCATTTGCGCTATTACTAATTGTTACACCCGTAGGATTTGTATATTCTGCAACAGTTAATGACGGAGTTCTGTCCATGTCAAGAATGTAGTAGTACAATTTTGCACCAGCAGCTATTGTACTTGGCTGACCCGGACTTGCATTATAAACTCTCGGAGAAATAACAAATTTAGCATCTTCATAAGGGTAAATATCAGTGTAACCATAGCTACTTGATGTAATTCCAAGTGGATTTGTTCCAATAGATTGGAGATTAAAAGATATTTCCTCTTCGAAGCTATCTAACATACTGAATTTGGAAACACCATAACGTCTTCTTCGTACAACTAATTGACCGTCATTTATTTGGTAATAAGAAGAGGAAGCACTTCCCGGTAACATTTCCCATTCTGTTCCATTACTATCCTTATACATCCAACCAACAGGTGATTGAACTTTATCATAGTTTGGTGTGTCCTGCTGTCCATTAAATGTCCAAGGACTTCCTGTCCATAAGTAGCTATCTCCGCTATGACCATACCCTATTCTTGCCCCTAACCATGATGTTAAGCAAACACAACTAATAGTGCCGTTTGCCTGATCAGTTGTGAAGTCATACACCTGAGTAATACCATTCAAACCAGCTGAAGACTCATTTGCATTATAGCTACCCCACTCATTTGGTGCTCCTGTATGTGTCATATCAACAGCACCAGCACCGACCATTGAGTTTCCTGCCGGCATATATTGTGAACCTTCTGTAATTTCATCTGCAAATAAGAATAATCCACCAACTGTATGCTTCCATAATGGATATTTATATGAAGAACTTCTGTCACCGACATTTGTATTTGCGCTCATCCCAAGACTACGCAAATACTTTGCAATATGCTGACCCTGAAACACGTTTTTACTTTGTATCTTTTCAACTTTTCCAGTATTAACAGATGTCAATACAATTTCTGTTTTACCTTGTATCATATTTATCCTCCTATGATAACCACTTAAACCCGATATAATTCATATACCCACTATAACAATAGTTATTCCGGTAATTTGCAACAACAAAGTAATTATTATTATCTACCGTAGGTGTATAATTAATTGTGCTCGTCAATGTTCCGTCAACAGTAACGGTTACGACATTATTCTCAAACTTAATTACGATATCCTTGTCCCTTGCATTCTGGATAGTGGCAGAAATCTTACCATATAAATAAAGCACCGCATTATTAGTTCCACCCATATAAATCTCAATATTTTGGTCGTCTGATGTAGAAGTACCAATTACAGCATTTTCTCTGCTTGTACCATTCTCTGGACTTACATTAAATTCGAGTTGCCAACTTCTTCCCAAGTTTTCAGTGGAATTTAACTTAATGCCGTGGTCTAACCAATAATAACTATATGCATAATCTGTACTGTCCATATTTCTTGGGAACTTTAAATCCTCATACCAAAATTCATAATCAGAAATAGCAGCAGCTGACTTGTAATTCAATATTCTCTCACTACCCTGATATGTATACAGCACCATATCACCATTTGCATTTGTTACATAATAAATAGTGCTATTATCTTTATTTGATAATGCTTCCCATTCTGTTTCTGTCAGCCGAACCGTACTGGATATCCGGCCACTACCCGATCCGCCACCACATCTATACCATGCCATTACGATACCCTCACTTTCACTTCGACATCTGCACTCTGCTCTTCGAAAGTCAACGTTATTGTTCCCGTGCTTACTGTAACGGCAACAGGATTTACACCATAAACATTTGTATAAAAATCAAAAGTGCTATCCGTGGTTATTGCCGTATCTGTCAGCGTTAATTGAGTTTCTCCCGCCTCTAAAGTATCTGTTAATACTGTTCCAATAACTGCATTTGCAACCGTCTTATTTCCAAAAGCATTGAATGTAATACCCGTGAGAATCTTTAATGCAATCGTGTTTAATGTGACCTTAAAAGTAGCATATCCGCCGGGCGAACCCGGACTAACTTGCGATGTTTCAAATAAATCGGATTCACCTATGGTTGATGCTGTTGTCATTTCGGATATTTTTCCCGCCATACTATTCGCCCTCCGTGTATCTTGTGCTTCCGTCCTCTGTTAATCTGTATTCTCCGCTTTCATCCGTTCTTTGTACCGAATCTTGATGTAGTGTAATATTCAACATTTCCAAAATATTGTTCTCGACAGTAGGAACGATAAAGGTAAAGTCTGTAACATTATCGCTTAATGTAATCGCTGTCGGTGTGAGTTTTACAACAGTTACCGTGTCTTCAGCATCCTCAAAAGTGGGTGAGATAAAGTCAAAATCCGTAACCTCCTCTTCAATGTCAATATTTCCATCCCACGGGATTTCACCGACAAGACCTCTGGCACTGGCATATAACCATATCTTTCTTTCAGGAATCGTTATTTCCCCGTTTTCAGCCTTCATCCAGACATCGAAATACGTTATCATATTGGCTGTCAAGGGAACAACATACATCAAGCGAAGTATATGCTCTCCATCAATCCATTGTTCGACCGGTTTCCATGTGGTTTCTTCATTATTTACCTTGTAAGAAACTTCGCAAATAGTGGTAGAATTGGAAACTCCGTCAAAGATATCCTTTGTAGCCAATTCGCTTTCCGCTTCAATGCTTACGGCATTTCCGGACACAGTACCTTCCGCCGTGGTTTCTACACTTATTTTTGCTGAAGACGGGTTGGCTTCGGTGCTTAAATGAATTTCAATTTGTACGATTGCTCTGGTATCAATTTTACTTGCCAGAACAGAACTCATGATTTTCTTGTTTTGATTGTCCCCGATAATGATTTCACGAAAGTTGATCTGCTCGAGATCCATGAACTCGTTCTTGTTCGATGAATCAATTAGCCCCTGAATCTTTTTATCCGACTTGCTCTTTGCAGAACTCAATCCCGGATCTGCGCCGAAGCTTTTCATATCATATCGAGAATTATACGAATCATCGAAATACATAATAATGCAATTCGATGAAGTACCTGCAAAACCATCCCTTTGCTGAATTACATCTCCCAGATCATAGAATGCTCCGTCCAGCATGGATGCAGAAAAAGGAACATATCGAATCTGCTGAATTTCATTCAGAATATTCTGCATTAAAGTATCTCTGGTAAGTGATTGAAGAAAAGGATTAGCTCCGAGATTTATCGTGCTTCCGTCGTCTACTGTTGCAGGATAATACTTCGTCGTGTTATCCGACATATTAACTACAGAAACACCGGTATATCTGGTTTCGTAATCCGAGAATGAAGATTCATTATATCGCTGCCTACTCTGAACTGTATCAACCGGATCCGAAACAAATCTTCGGAGTACCAGTTTACCGTTTCGGTCTATCGTGGCAAAAGCACAGAGAGCCTGAGCAAGCCAGTACAATGCATCCTGGTATGTTTCAATATCACCCGGATCCGTCATGATAAGTACTGAATTACCGTTGCAGAAATCATCCAGATCTTCCATTCCGCATTGTACGTTACAATCCGTGCATAGCATCTCCAGAATATCAATCGGAAGACTTGCTTCGATTTGCGTATAAGTAAACGGCTTATCAAACTTGCGCATGTTATCGTATGCTTTAACGCTGACACCGTCTTTATTCCATTCAGCCTCTGTTATTGTCCATATTCCTTTTGGAACATACTCGTAAGAAGAATAACTAACTCTGAGACCTTCTTCCAGAAATACAGTATTCCCTTTCCATGAGTAACGGCCGATACCTGATACATTTGCAAATGTACATTCCAAAGTTCCGATATATACGGCACCAAGTTTAATATCCGGAGAATCTGAACACTGGTTATGGATCATCAGAGAACCGGAAACAATGTTATCTCCGGTTATATTGGAAAAACCAACCGTTCCTCTTATTTTCTTTTGGTGTACCGGTGATTTATGGGCGGTCAGGTATGCCGCCGAAACTTCATACATAACCGCCTCCTAAATTTCAACCAGGTCAAAAGTCACGGTGTACAGTCCCGTGCTCTTATCTGTGTATTCCGACTGTTTTTCCACGGAAGCATTATATTTCTCCATGCGCACCGTCCTGGATTTGTAACCGCCGTGATTCACCAAATCCGTGTCGTCCGGCTCAAACTGCCACAGTTCGAATGTTTCCAGAGTATTGTAAACTCTTTCAAAAAATGCCTTCCAGTCCGATGTGCATGAAAACTCCGCAGATATGATCATTTTGTTCGTCCTGACAATATTGAGCAAATCATGCCCGTCTTCAGATACTGCAGGATTGGAAATCTTTTCTATTTTCTGTTCCCATTTCTCCGGTTTGAATAATGTTTTATAACCGAATTTTATCGGATATTCATTAAGTCTTGTATAAGACATTATCTGCCTCCGCTAATATAATTCTGCAAATTGATTGCATCCATAACGATGGTTTCAACTCTCTTCTGGCCGATTTGAACCGGAAGTGTCAAATTAAGAATAATCGGAGTTCTTTCTCCGCCCGCTCCTGCTGTTGCCAGTGCAGGCTGATAATTGGATACCATCCTGGATCCGAAATCAAAACTCCGATCAATCTGTGTAGTTACAACATTCTCATTATCTTTGATGCCCTGAGCGAACATCTTCATCATATCCGGAGCATAGGTATCAAAGTCCGCAAGCGGTCCTTTGTCCGGCTTTGAGAAATGTGTTCTGGATCGAATATTGTCTGCAAATTCATTTACTTTATTCGTAAGCCCAGGCATATTCTCCGTGATCCCTTTTACAAAGTTCCCTACCAGATCTTTTCCCCACTGCAGCGCATCATCAACTACACCTTTAATTGTGTCTTTGATAGATCCGAAAACCTCTGACACTTTATTTTTTGCATTCTCCATGGGCTCTTCTATTTTTGCCCGGATGGCCTCGAACTTCTCTGCAACAAAATCATGTACCGCATTAATAACTTCTTCGAATTTGGCTTTGATGTTCGTCCAGACTTCCGAAATCTTTTCCCAGACAGCCTGAAGTGGTGTAAATATCTTTTCTTTGATGAAATTAAAACCTGCTTCGACAAAATTCTTGATTCCATCGATACATGCCGAAACAAAACTTGAAATCGGATTCCATATCGTTTCAATAATGAAATCCTTAATGGATGTCCAGATGCTTACCGCTATGGAATAAATATATTCAAAGCATGCGCTCACAAGATTCTGTAATGCATCCAGAAGCGGTCCGAATGTTTCATCAAACCAGTTCCAAATAGATATGATTGTCTCCACGGCAGGACGGAAAAATTCCTCAACCGCTGCCATGGTATTCTCACCAAACTCCGTGAATATATCTAGCGCTACCGTAATACCTGAAACAAATTCTTCTTTGACATTTCCGAACCATCCCGTGATTTCGCTGATGATGTTTTCAAAAAACTCTCCGACCGCAATAGCTGCTCCGGTTACAATTTTGGAACTTCCGGCTCCGTCAATGAACTGTTCAAATGCATTGATTCCTGCTTCTTTAATGGCAGGCCAGTTATCCTTAAAGCCATCCACAATTGCCGTTACAATTTCAGGAAGCCTGGTCAAAATCTCACCAATGATTAAAGGTACCGCTACGAGCGACAGAATGGTGAGTTCCATTATTCCAGCCACCAATTGAGGTGCACTCTGAAGCAAACCTGATACAACAGCTGTTATCAGTTCCGGAATAGCCTCGATTATGCTGACAAGAATTTCCGGATCGTTGGCGATTGTATCAATCAGTTCCACAACAAGAGAAGTAATCATTGCAGAACCTTCTGTTATAAAGCTCACTACTCCTTCCATCAATTTCGGAAGAACCTCAATAATCTTCGGAAGTCCGTCAGAAAGAATATAATTCGCTACTGTTTCAACCAGTGTCAAAACACTGTCTAGAATTCCCGGTAATTCAGGAAGAAGTGTTGTAACAACAGTAATTGCTGCATTCAAAACAGAATCCAATAAATCTGGAAGAACATCCGATACACCTTGAATCAGTGTTTCTACTGCAGAAACAGCCGTCGGGATTAATGTTGGAAGTTCCTCACTAATTTTTCCGACAAACATTGTCAACATGGATGATGCCGTATTAAACAGCAGCGGAGTTGCATTGATAACAGACTCCATGATATTGGAAACCGAATCCATGAATCCAGGGAAAGCCTCTTCCACAATACCAGGTAGTTTCGCAAACACTTTTGGAATGGCTTTTTCTATAAATTTGCCAACGCCTTCAACAGCGGTTTCAACTCTTGGAAGAATATTGTCAAGAAAGCCTTTGTTATCACCATCCCCGACAACCGAATTAATCAGATTGTCGATGAGTCCACCCATATCTGCTTTTTCATCTGCAATACCGGCAACAAGATTCTGCCAGGCTCCTTTTACCATTCCTAACGAGCCACTGATTGTTGAGGATGCTTCCTTTGCTGTTGTTCCGGTAATTCCCATTTCTTCCTGAACAACATGAATTGCCTGAACAATATCCCCGTAACTATCAATGTTATATTCAACACCGGACAGTTCCTGGGCTTTATCCAGCAGTTCCTGCATACCTTCTTTAGTACCGGCAAATCCCAGAGCAAGGTTATCCAGCATGGTGAAGTTACCACGGCTGAAACCTCTGTATGCATTCTGCACTCCTTCCATTGTGGTACCCATCTTGTTGACATTATCGGACATATCAACAATGGATAAATCCACAAGTTCAGCGGCCTTTTTCGTATCTCCGCCTAAAGAAGAAATCATTGCTGCAGAAGACTGAATAGCCGTTTCCATGTAATCATTCATGGACATTCCGGCTGTCTTATATGCATCCGCAGCATTCTGCATTACCGTATCGATATCGGCCTGATTCTTAAATAAAGTCTCAATACCACCGGAAAGCTGTTCATAATCTGCATAAGCATCAACTGCCTGCTTTGACAACGAAGCAACACCTGCTCCAATTGCCGTAACAGATGCAGTAACTGCCGTAGCCGCTGCTTTTCCGATTAATCCGGCAGTCGATTTCAGTTTACTTCCGATGGAATCACTGATCGCCTGACCGCCGCTTTTGCCGACACCTTTTAATTCATTTTCGATGCCGCTTGTAACACCTTTCAGCGACGGCTCTAACTGTAAATATGCAGTTGCAATGGTTGACTTGCTCATGCCTTTTTCTTCCTCGTCTTTTTCTGCCAGGCCTTATCAAAGTCGGCAGTGCTTTCGAACTGTTCCGGTTCGTCCTTTGATGTGATTTTTTCCGACGGATGGAAAGAATCATATACGCTCTTCGGGAAATTAACCCCTGTCTTAGCATCTTTCGTATTCAGCCATACAAGAATCTGTAATTCATCCAGAATTCTCATCAGAAGGTTTTCCTGCAGACTGTATTTTTCATTTCGAATTTTTCTGTAAATCCTGCTGTCATGCGGTAAACCACTTAAAAGAGCTGCCACGATATCCGGTGACAGCTCCTCATAGTTCATTACATGATAATATTGTGCAAGATCACAAATCATTTCCTCCTCGCTATCTGCCAGGCAGTAGACGAGGAAAATCAGTTTTTTTCTTCATTAATTGACGAGATAATTTCATTGAATTCTTCAACAACCTTGTCTGCAGGTGCATATCCTTCGTTTTGCTTTTCAATGTGCTGCAGAAGCCTATCTGCCTCCTCTTCACTTCCGAGAACCATGATCAGCGCATCGTCAAGAGCCGCTATCTGATCCTCGTTGGAACCCTTGGTCATTTTCTTTACCAGACGGATGAACCGCCAGTCCTTTGTCATTTTCTCGTCAACGTTATACTCAAATCCTGATTGTGTTTTCCCTTTTAACATTTGCCTGCTCTCCTTTTTTATCAGCCGTTGTCGTTATCGTCTTCCTCGTCATCGTCACCGTCTTCAGCTTCTGCCGACTGGTATTCATAGTGGCAGAAACCATCCGAATCCGGATTAGCCTGAATCGTAACAGGATAAACAATCGCATCCTTGTCCTTGTAAGTTGTATCGCCAACCTCAGAAACGGTTGCTTTCGGAACCACAAGTCTCTTTGCAATGCCGCCGCGCATGATCATATCAATAACCAGAACACCGGCCTGTGAATAATCTGCTGCGGATTTTACCGTGATTTCTCCGGTCTGAGCATCAACAAGTACGTTGTCATCGCCAAATACAAGCTTCAATACAGCCACATCCTTCGACTGAAGAAGGTTGATCTTAACGGATTCCTCACGAATAACGATTACATCGTCTCCGCCCCATGCTTTGATAGAAGCATTGCTTCTGCTAAGCGTTACTCCATCTTCGGATAAGTATCCGAGATCAACAAATGCAGCATCGAGTGTATCAGTTACACTATCCGGAACCGTGGTTCCTCTCGGTGCCCAGTGAATCGCACCGGTGATTTTCGGTTTCCCTGTAGATACTAAATTCGCATCATTTGCCATTTTTTAATCCTCCTCAAAATAATAAAAATTGTAATAACATCTGTAACGGTATTGCTTCATGGTTTCGTCATGAATATCTCCGGAACTTCCTCCGCCAAATTCTACAGAACTGATTTGGTTATTCTCTATCAATCCTTCCACCGCATGTCGTACTGCTTTATCAAGCATGGCCGCCTGATATTTTGATTCTGCATATGAATTGAATTCAATCGTAACCGCATCAATAAAATCCGCTTTCTGACGTTCTGCAACCTTAAATACAACGAATCGCTTCGGTTCTTTGGTTGTTGCATTAATTTCCGGAAACTCAAGCCGTACCGGAACGTTGAGTACCTCTTCCAAACTCAAGATAATATCTTCAATCATTCTTTCCCGCCTTTCTTCTTAACGAAAACATGATATCGGTCAATTCCTTTGAATTCTTTGTAGATTTCGCCCTCCTGTTCCGCAAGACTTCTTACAGCAGAAGAAACTTCCTCGCTTTTCAAAATTTGGACAATACCTGATTTGTTTAGTTTCACTTCGACCTCTTTCATCCGGTAATCCTCTCGATTTTTACCTGCTTATTCCATTTGATGCTCTTTGGAATATTCGATTCAATCAATGCGGTTGGACGCCCGATTGTTTTATATCTTCCGCCAAAAGGTTCCGGAAGAATAACCTCTGCATCTTCCCAGGTATTTGTATCCCCCTTCGGAATGCAAAGCACATACGTTACGATTTTTCCATATACAGTCTGTGCATTCTGGATATCGTCCGTTGTGGGCTGGCCAACCAGCACGTCTTCCACCGAAATCTCTGCATCTTCATAAATCGGTTGACGAAACGGATCGGTTCCGGTTTGTACCTTTGCGATTAAAGTTATCGTCGTTCCCTTTATCATTCTTCCGTTCCCTCGTTAAATACTTCTATTACGCCATACCGCTGACGGCGAATTCCCAACCGTTCCAATTCGGATCGTTTGATAAATAATCCGCCGCCCGGAATTAAGAAGGTAGCCTGAGCCGAATAACTTCCGGCTGTCTGGCTCATCTGTGTCACAGGTTCAGAATCAGTCGAAGTCATTAACGCTCTGGCAGCAACATCAACAGTTACGGATTTCGCCACCTCTGCATAATCCGGATCTTCGGATACCAGAGCATCTAAATCCATCTTTACTCTTCTTGCCCTTAAACGCAGTTCCGCAGAAACAGTTGTAAGCAATGCTGCGGCCCGCTCCTGTTCTTCTGCCGTCATAGGCCTCCATAATTCTGTCATGTCATCAACCGTTGCGTAATTCATTCTTCCTTACTTTCCCTTCTTCGTTTTAACCGTTGTGCCTGTTTCTTTCGTCTTTCCCGAAGTTTTGGCAGGAGTGGTCCCCTCCTGCCCTTTCTTCGGTCTGCTTCCAATCATTACACTCATTCTGCGCCCTCCAATTCTAACCCGGACAAATCATAAAAATCTGTCTTTGTATGGTCAGCGGATTCAGAAATCACCACAAGTTTCTGATTATCCTTGTCGTTTATCTGGAATGCGCCGTTCATGTCCTCGTCAAGTTCCACGGGCTCCATTCCACTTTCGGAAGGTACAAGCCCAACCTTGATGGAAGTTACCGCTTCATCGTTATTCGTGAATTTGAGTGCCAGGAAGTTTCCTGCTCCCCAATAATCAGGAAGCGCACCTTCTGTCAGGTACTTAAGCGTACCGGCTATTTTCTTCCCGGTAACGGTTACATCTGTCTGCATATCGCTGACGAGTGTGCCGAAAATTTCAGTCCCACCATCTTCGGCTTCTACAGTGGGACTCACGAGGGGTTTGATTCGATTCTCGCGAATGCATCTGCCTTAAGGATTCCCCATCCGATATAAGCCTCGCCACGGATATATACCTGGTTGTGTCCTTTCAGATCACCTGCATCAGGATCGTTGTCCGGATTACCGTATTCGATAATCTCGATGGGAATCTCTTTTGCATAGCCCCAACGGAAGTAATCCGCAAAGTTTCCGGTAATTGCCTGGTTATTATTTACTGCAGGACTTGCCACAGTTGCGGAAACCGTGCTGTTGACATCAATAGGAAGTCCGTTAATGGATCCAGGAGCAGCACCCCATCCAAGTTCGGGATATAACTTATCTCCGTTTTCCTTCTTAAGCGCTGCAAGCGCAGAACGGAATGCCGGCGCCATAGCCATACCGGTTACATCCTCCTCATTGTCCTGAACAAGAGCAATTGCGCTCTCAACATCAGTATCTGCATTGTCGGTTCTAATTACCTTCTGGGTAACAGCCTTCTCAAAGCAGTTGTTGCCGATAAGAGCAGATGCAGCCATGGTTCTCGGATTAACACCATGGAATGCCATAAGGTCAAGACCTCTTGCCACTTTTCTGGCAAAACCTTCTGCAAATGCCTGAAGGTACTGAAGCTGAACTTCCTCATTTCCGTACATGAATTCATCGGAAATTCTCGTACCATATTCAACCTTAAGAGGGACAATGGTAACAGGTGCAATGGAAACTCCACCGTTCGACTTCGTTCCGTTCTCAGCAACGATATCGATTTCCTTATCGAAGTTGAATGTGAACATCTCGGTTCCGTTAAAAGGAATCGGTTTCTGCTCCGATAATTTTGCCAGGGAAGATTTTCCCTTTACTAAGTTAAACATTTCATTAGTGAGCTCCGCAGGGAAAAGGGAGCCTTTGGATAATACATTTGCCATTTTTTTAATCTCCTTTCAGATTGTTAAGCAGCTGTTTATATGCTGCATCTTTTCCGGTTGCTTCCGCCGGTTCGGTTGAACCAAGAGGCGGTGCATCCTTTTGTTTCAAAAATTTCGCAATCGTCTGCGCATCTGTTCTGATCTCATCTTCGGTTTCACCGGTGAGTCTTCCGGCTATTTCAAAAGGAACTCCGTACTCGTGTGCAATCCGCTGTTTTACCGACGCGGTCTCGTAATCCTTTACCTTCGTCTGCATTTCTGCAAGCTGGGTATCAAATGATGCATACTTTTCTGTCTGTTCCTTGATCTGAGTATTCAGTTTGCCGACTTCATCTTCCAGAGCCTTCTTTGATTTCACCAGTTCTTCCAGATCACCGTATTTTTCTTTCAGTTCCTTCTGCCTGGCTTCTCTGTCTCTGGTAAGTCTCTCTCCGATAATCCGATCAAGTTCTTCCTGTGTTTCAATTGCTTTGAATTCCATAATTCTTTTCCTTTCCCACTTTTAACCGTAGTGTCACGTCATTTTTGTGTATGAAAAAAGCACCTTTCGGTGCTCTAATCAGTAATACACTTTTTGTTTTCTCTTTGGTTTTGCAGAAGCACATGCATAGTAGGCATATATAACACTGTCCAGAAGTGCGCTTTCCATATCCTCGTTGATAGCCTTGTATCCGAAACCGCCTTGACTTCCAATGGTTCGCTTTTCACAGTTGGTTGCGACCTGGCTTAACGATTCCTGACCCATATGGCATATCTTGCCGGCATACAATCCCTGTTCAAATCCGGCATTCGCAGAAATTACCCACTTGACGGTCGGAAGATTCGGACTTTTTAACTTGGCATCCTTCATATCCTGTGCCAGTATGTTCTGTCCGCTTGCTCCATCCACCTCTACTGATTCAATATCTGCTTTACTTAAAAAATCAATAATCCATGCATCTCCGGATTGAATCGGCCTGCAATCAACCACTTCGACAAACACTCTGTCATCGCTTGTCTTAGCCGCTATTGCAAGAGCCACGTTTTTCCCGTCATATCCGTACTTAATTCCAACATACAATTTGCTGACAAGCTCCGGAACGTTCTCTTCTTTCAGGCGATTCCATTCTATTTCGCTGATTGCGGATTTCTGGTTGTATTTAATCCAGAGGCCCAAACGTTGAATGTTAAAATCGATTTCGTCCGATCCGATCTCATCCCGAATCTTCCGCTCGGTAAGAATTTTTCCCAGGGACGGATTCGTTTGATACCAGGCAGACACATCTTCCGGATCCGTCTGACGGTCAACTGACCATTCCGCCCATCCGCCATTCGGTACTTTTCCTTCCAGTGTCGATGTCCTCAGTTTTGTAAATACGGTACCGGCACTCACCACCGTCGGTGGTGTTCCGCAGAATATCGTTTGCGGATTCTTTGAATCCGATACTACATATTTCAGTGCTGATTCCTGGTCATCCGTATACTCCTGAGCTTCATCTATCACAAGCAGATCGAAACCTTCACCCAGTCCACCCTTAGACGATCTGGTACGAAAACTGATTTTTCCGTTGTTTGTCCGAATCGTTTCCAAACCAAATTGCTTAGTGGAATTATATGGAATACCGGCTTCGTCAAGTAACTGACAGAGCCTTTCCCAGGCTGAGTGGCTTGTCGTTGTTCTGTGAGCGGTATGAAGAATTTTTTCTCCATTATTCAGTCCCCACATCTCCCGGATGGCTACAATCTCATTCTTTCCATTTCGTCTCGGAACCGAATAACCGAACTTCGTGTGCGTCCACAGTCCTTTCTTATCGGTTCCCATAATATGGTTGATTAGATTCTTCTGCCATTCTTGGGCTCTTCTTGTAGTAGAATTATATAGTTTAATTGCCTCCTTCCCTTTGGATTGCTTGTACTTCAACACCACGGATTTGGTGGGAATCTGGTTACCTCTTTTGGCTGCCATTTCCCGTCTCCTTTTCCGTTGTTGTATGAAAAAAGCACCCCGAAGGATGCTTGATTCCAATGTTATGAATTGCACCGGTGCAACTTTTTATGTTTCCTTTTATGTTTCTTCTTCCAACGCTGTTTGTTATAATTCTCTTTTCCGATTTTTGCTTTTCCTTCTATCAATCCTTCAGGAATGACCTTTTTTTCATCATAATCTGCAGGAATATAATAGATTTCACCACCAATTTTCATGGCTGCTTTGATTTTAACCGGAACAAGAACTTCGTCCCCTGTATTATACTTTGTTTTCATATCCTGCTCCCACGAAAAAAGCACTCACGCTTTGGTAAGTGCCTTTCTGTATTTTATATTTACAAATGAGCTAATAATTTTAATCAGAATAGTCCATTTGCTCGATTTTTGTTATATTTTCTATCTGTTGTGATATACTTTTTCCTTTAATTTTAAAATCATCCAATGCCAGATAAATATTATCATAATATTTTTCCGTATCTGAATCAGGAACATCTTCATCCTTATTATCTTCAACATATTGAAGGCTTATATAATATTGCGGTTTTTCTGTTCCACAAGAACAAACGCGAAATTCAACATCATCAATTATCCCAATAAAATTAACCTCAATTTCGCCATTTATTATTGGACTTTCAGATATAATATTGTAAAAATCATCTCTTTTCATTCCTATTACCTATTATTTCGAGCAATGTACCAAATAAATCTTTCTGCAACTTTAGTATCATCAATTCTTATATAATCAGTTCTACCTTTTATCACTAAATCAAAATATCTTGAAACATCTTCATCACCCGTTTGTGGATCTTTAAACTTAATTATTCCATTCTCTTTTACTGCAATAAATACATGACCACCGCCTCCATCAACCTTTTTGGGATCCCAACTACATGCAATCTCACACATAGCTCCCTCTCGTAATTCTTTCATAAATTCTTCAATTTCTGCTTTTCCTGTACCTTTTGCAAAATGTACTTCTGGATGCTTCCCATTATCTCCAACATACTTTAAACGATGGTGCCTATGAAGCAAAAATTCAATATTAGAATCATGTCCAAAATTATCTGGATTGGCAACCACATCAAAACCTTGTAAACGCAAAAGATATGTGGGAACACATCTTTGACAATTAGTCTGATAACCGCTTTTTTTACCTTTAGAATAATTCGGATTTACTGCTTTTAAATCTTCATCTCGCGACATAGGCGATGTTTTTCTGTCAAAATTATCCTCCGCATATCCTTTTGCATCTACGGTTATCTCTATATCTTTTATTGTACCATTTTTGCCATGAGAATCAATTCTTTTTTGTTCTGCTTTTGTCTTTTCTTCAACATATTCCTTCTCCGTCTTCTTCCTTGCTTCTACCTTCTCCGGCTCTGTATCCTCATGCCACTCTTTTGACCATACATTCTGTCTCTTACCATCTCCAGGTTTGAAGTCTACTACACACTGACACCGCTGATGTCTTCTGTATATGTCATTCGGCTCATCTCCATAATCGTATGTTCCGGCAAGCGCCTGGCACCACTTACAGCATCCGCCTGTAGCTTTTCTGGTAATCTTCGGATGAAGTCCGGCTCTTGCCTGAAATTTCACATTCTTTTTCAAAGTTCTATCTGCAGAAGACTGATGAAAAAGAGCAACCGGTTCATCCAGTACCCACTTGGTATCCTCAAAGATTCCGCTCTTCAGTTTTTCTGCAAGACCTTTTGCTCTGTCTTCGTCAAAATCCGCCGTCTGTGCCTTCAGTCCGATTCCCGCCCTTTTGTTCATCTCTTCCTGAACCTTTTTGGCGGCTTCGATGACAGCTCCGTGTCCCTCTTTCAAAACCGGCCCGAGAATCACTTCGTAAATGTCATCCGGAACCTTTGCTCCTGCCGGAATTGTCGGTTCCAGATTTGCCAGCAATGATTTTCCCAAATCCTTTCCGACGCGATATGACAGTTCCTCAACTTCTTCGTATGTTGCTTTTCCTTCGTTTATTTTCTTAATTATCGGTATAAGGTCCGGATCACTTTTCATGATCGAAGACCATTCAGATCGTATTTTCTTCTTCAGTTTGACCTGTTCGGCCGTACGATCCATTTCCTCCGATAATTTCTGTACCCACTCTTCCATCTATGTTTTCTCCCGGTTTAATTCCGGTCAGCTGTTTCAAATTGTGGCTGTCAAAATATCCCGGAATCGCATTGTTAATCTTTGCAGCACCATCGCCAATTCCGGAGAGCATTGCTGCATCCGGTTCAAAAATAGGCTGCCAGCAAGGCTTTGTCATATACAACATGCTTCTGTCATATCCGTAATCATCCCTCACACATGCTGCAAGGAATCCGGCATTCAGAAAGCCGCTTCCGAATGTTCTCTGTGCCTTTCTTGCTGTCAGTCGCAGATTCTCATGCGATGCTTTTATTGCTTCTGCACTTGAAGGATTGTCTGTCACAAATCCCAGGTCATCCACTGTAAGTCCTGTCTCTCCTGCAAACAGCGATGCATACATTCTCATCTGTTCCACAAACGGAGACATGCTCTGCTGCGTAAACTGGCCTACCTGAGGCTTCGTCCCGTCATCAGCTGCATCGAATCTTAAGAAGCTTGTGATAGTCGCTTTCCATACATCAAACGAATCTGCTTCCGGATCCATTCCCAAAACGTATTTCTGAGGAAAGCTGTAAAATTCTGCAGAAATCTCCGCTCTTTTCATGGTTCGGAGTGCTCCGCTCATAATTTCCATCGATGCACGGCTGATTCTGGAATGCCCAAACGGCCTCTTTGCATCCGGACGATAAATAATCGGTACCAATAACGGATACTTCGCCGGATTTTCCCTCTTATCCTTCTCTTTTCCATTTTCGTAATAGGTTGTCATTCCGGCGATGAAGTATGCTTCGACAAGAGGATTCTTATTTTTGTCTCTTTCCAGAACCGCATATCCTTCTGTCAGCATTCCGGTAATCGGATCCATTACTCCGGTCGCATCGGAGGCATCCAGCACCTGAAGCCTCGGGTACCCCTCTTCATCTGGAGAGATATAAATAAAACTGCAAGAACAAATGAGTGCAGAAAGAATCGCGCTGTCGAAAAGAATGTCCGCATTATTCATCCGGTATATCTCATTCAGTTCGAAATCGTCATTGTCAAATTCATCGAAGATCAACCGGTCTGCCATAACATCCACCGACTTCGAACACCACCCGAGAACCTCTTTCAACCAACGAAATCTGTTATCATTCGACAGCCGGAAGTCTCTGACCACGTTTTTCATCTCATAATACTTATACCTGGTGTCTATCCTGGTCTTCTTCGTTATCAACTTTTTTCGTAAATACTTAACTCCTCTGTATTCCATCTTCTTTCGTTTCCTCTTTCGATTTCAGCGAGAAATATTCGCA